CGACGTGTTCATAGACATCGATGTATAGAAAGTTGAAAATTTAAAGAAGTCTTTTATTTGTGCTGTACTTATAGTACTTATTAGCAAAAATAATAATAATAAATGTTTCATTTTATATATCTAAATCGTTACTTTCTAATAATGTATAAGTAAAGCTATTACCCCACTTATCTCTAGCAACTCTACATATATCCATAAACTCGTGCCAATCATCATTAGCTGCTATTACTTGGCAACCAGCAGACCATTTATCTACCTTAGTAGATTTTTTACCACCCCACTTTGTTGCTCTATGTATATTAATTCCAAACAAACCTGTTTGTGTATTATCATCGCTTAAATCAAACTTACCGTCTCTATTAGCATCACGGTAAACTGTAACTGGTCTACACTGACCTAACGCTTCATATCTACCTTGATGTAATCTAATTTTATGTGAGCCAGGAAACTGTCCTTCTTTTAATACTGCCACGCCTTCTACTCTCATTATATTTTCTACCCAATATCTACCTGGGTCTGTAGTGCAGTCATAGCAATAAAATTCCCATTGATCATCACACTTAAATGACAATGTTATTTTATCGTCAAACTTATTTGTTACTTCATTTCCAGTATCAGAGTTTCTAATACCTACTATATTAAGGTTATAATCACCATTTTCAAACCATCTATAACCTTTGCATTTTACTGCTTTTTCTATTATGTCTTTATTTAATTCCATTATTTTATTATTACTGTTACTGTAGGCGTACCTGTACCTGACGTTGTTATTCTTAAACTAAAAATATTACTATCAAAAGAAACATTATCTGATAATACTAGCGAAGAGCTAACTGGTATTTCAACTTCTTTTATTATAACAAAAGTAGTTGAACCATCGTGTAAATCAATTGTTACTTTAGTAATAGCAGAGTCTTCGTTAGCTATTAATATTTTTCTAATATTACCACTTACTCCACTACCTTTAGTTATTAAAGATTGATTACTAGCTGCGCCTGCAAATCTTTTATATATTCCTGCCATTACGATAAAGTTAGTGTTGTTGACTTAGATACGTTGCCACTGCCAAAATCTTTAACAACAGTCATTACTATAGAATATCTACCTCTATCTTCTATCATATCACCAAAAGATATTGTAGTTCCATCAGGAATAGTAATAAGGTTGTCTCTAGTTTTTTCAACAACCTTACCATCTTTTATAGCTTTTCTATATTTTAATTGTTCGCCACTTATAAATTTCATTATATTTCAAATCCAAAATTTAAAATCATAAATCTAAATCTAGGGCACGTTCCTTTATTATCACATTTCCAACAAGGACAAAACATAAGTTCAAACATGGTCCATGTTCCTAATCTAAATGTTAATTCATATATTTCTTTTTTATTTCCTGCTTTCCAAGAATTAATCCAGTTTATCATATTTTTTTTTGTTTTTGTTATACTATAGTATTATTACACGTTTATTGGTGAGCATAACACTTTTTGTTTTTATTCTCTGTTTTGTTCTTACACCTTTTACCTGAAGAAGTTGTAGCAGTACATCTGTATTCTTTCTTGCCATCACCGTCTCTATCCATGCCATCTTTAAACTCAGCATGATGAACACATAAGAATTTTTTATCTGCTGTTTCAGTAGTTATTTTACATCTTTTACCATCAGATTTTATACCAGAACATCTAACTGTTTTAATACCTTTCTTTTTCTTTTCTTCTTCTTCTTTTTTCTTTTGCTCTTGTTTCTTTTTTTCTTTTTCTTTTTTTATTATTTCTAATTTTTCTTTTCTTTCTTCTTTCTTTTCTTCTTTTACTTCTTCTCTAGCGGCTTCAACTTCTTCATCTTTTAATCCTAGCTCCCATCTACTCCAACCTAAAACCATAGCTACACGCTTCCATGTTTCATGATCACTAGTTATAGCTTCTTCTAAGTTATTAGCTTTATTTAAAAGTCTTTGTGTAGGTATATTTGTAATACCTTCTATTATAGCTGCGGCTGAAGCTAGTTTAGGATCTTCTAATCTAAAATTTAGTTTATCTCTAACAGCAGTTCTACCAAACTCTTTCATTTTATAAGCTTGAACTATTTTTCTAACTTTAGCACCAATTGGAGGAGATAAGTTTAAAGCTTCTTGAGCTATTTTCATTACATCATCTCTTTTAAAACCTTCTTTAGCTTTTTGTGATTGCACGTGCCACTCTACAGCTACGTTTTTTAATGTTGATGCTAACGCTCCGTAAATACCAGTACCTCTTAAAAATGAATCTAATACGCTATTAGCTACTCTATTTTCTTTTTCTTGTATTACTTCATCTTCTTCGTCACTGCCCCCAAACATCATAAATAATAAAGCTGATTGTAAGCTAGCAAATACTATATTTTGCACAGCACCATAGTATAATATTTTAGATATATTAGTTTTAGTATCACCTCTACGATTAACTAAATCAGATAAAGCTTTCTTGGTTAATCTACCGTATTGCATTGTAACGTTTTGAAAAGCTAATATAATACGACCTAGTACGCTAGCTTGTTGTTTAGAAACTAAATCTTCTCTTGATGACTGTTGTGTTTCTTCTGCTATTTCTTGAAAGTCTAACATCGCTTGCTCATTGGCTTCTTTAGGCGACTTACCGTCTTTAATATATTTGTTATATCTATTTCTATAAAAACTAGCACCACCAAAAGCAATAGCTGTACTATCTGCTATTTGCGTAGGTGTAAAACCTTTTTCTAATAAAAAGTTAACTACAGCTTGATATGAATTGCCATTTTCTTTAAACGATTTAACAAGCTCAGAAGAAGAAACATCTGTTTGCAAACCTCTTCTTCTTTGTTTAAGTTGGTCAGAGTTAAATAACATTGTAAAGTCTTTCCAAAACTGTGGTTGATTAGCAAAAGCTTTTGTTGCTTTAAATATATTATTATCGCTAAAGTTTATAAAGTTAACAGCCGATATAGTTTGAAGCAATGCCGATCTCATATTAAAGAACATTATAGAACCAACAGCGCCATTAATCCAATTAACAATAAAGTTAGTGTCTCTATCTTTACTCATAACTCTATTGCCGCCATTTTCCATACGAAATAATATATTTTCTAAAGCTTCTCTATATCTAGTTCCGTAAGCAGCTTCTATTTTATTTAAGTTTTCAGTAGTAAATATTTGATCTTTATTATCTATCCACTCAGCTAAAAACTGTTTTCTACCAACTTTGTTTACAGTATCAGATAAATCTCTAGCAATACTACCAACAACCCAATTTTGTCCTGGTGTAGTATAACCTTCACTTATTTTAGTTATAGTTGAAATATTATCAGCAAAAGATTTTAAATCTAAATTATTATTCACGTGATTAACTAATCTTGTTTGTAAGCTTGAAGATATATTAGGTATTTCTTTACCAGCTTTGTCCCATAAATAAACCCTTATGGCAGTATCGTTAGTAAAACTAGTCCCTTCTATTTTATTATTTAATTTTTTAACAACTTTAGGATTTTGTTTTTTAAGATTTCTAAAATCGTCAGCCATGTTTTGCTTATATGTATTCCAAGTTCTAATGCCATTTGCAAAAGGTTTTAATAAGTTATCGCTAAAAAATTTCATATCAGCATCGCCTCGCTTACCTTTGCCTAAAAAGTAATATAATAAACCTTTAAAATCTTCAGCCGATGGTGGTATATAAAAATCAAATCTACCTATATTTTTACCGCGAGCTCTAGCTTCAGCTCCAGAAAATACTTTTTCACTACCAATACCTTTTTTACGCTCAATCATATCGTTTAGCTCTTTGCTAGCATTTTTACTAAACTTTACTTTAGCTTGAACAACATTAGACTTAACATCTAATTGATTTAAAACTTGCTTAACAGCTTCGACATTTTGTATAGCATCGTCTACAAAATACATATCGTTATATCCTTCTGCAAATTTACCTAACATCCACTCTGCTTTAGCGTCACCAGTGCTGTTAGCTAAACCAGTTATGTTGTCTATAGGTATATTTAAACCTTGTGATTTTAAAAATTGCTGTATAGGTCCAGCTGAAGCTTGAGGTCTAGCAGTTAAAACAAATACATCTTTGTTTCCAAACTTATCTATTCTTTGTTTTGCTTTGTCTAGCAATGGACCAGGTGTTCCGTCAACAACATCATTAAACTCTGAAAAATCAAACTCGCCACCTCGCTCTAATATAGATTCACCTTCAGCTGCAAACTGCTCAGCGTCTAATCTAACTTTTTCATAACCACTAACAAAATCGTTCATGTCATTTACTAGATTCATAGGCATGGGGCTAGCTTGAGTTAGGTTATCAGTATTAACTTCCATAAATCTATCACCAAACATACTTTGAAATGTAGATTTATTATTTTGTACTGACTCATGGTTACGCTTAACTATAACATCTAACAACGATCTTTCTTTTCTAGCTCTATTACGCTCTAAGGCTACATCTAACGAAGTATCTACAAATAACATACTAACATCATATCCTTTAGATTTAAATTCATCTACGAGCTTCTGCATTGATTTTACGCTACCACCAGTGCCGTCAACCACAACTCCATTAGCATTACCTTGGTATTTCATCATTTTTCCTCTAGCTATTTTTCTAGCTTGAGCTCCTAACTTACCTAAAGTACTTCTCTGTTCTTTTGTTAAATCTCTCATGTCTGCAGGTAAACCTGAGTTTTTCTTTAACCACTCTAGTGATATGTCAGAGTTTACTATTTTAAATCCTTGTTGAGACAAACCTAATTTACTTATAACGTTACCTTTACCGCTACCAGCTCCACCAGCTAAAAACACAACTTTACGATTTGGCTTTGGTGTGCCATCAGGATTAGGTATTGTTGCTCTAATACCTGATTTTGTTTTAGCTAACGTGTCATCAAAATCAAAAACAGATATACCTTTACGTTTATTTGTTTTGCTAAACTTAATTCTATTTTGCAAAGCTTTTTGTATATTGTTATTAGATTTTAAATTAGTATTATCTATAACAGTATTAGATATTTCTTTTATTGAATTACGAGCTTTTGCTTTAGTGAAGTCTTTATTAGTTAGCTGCTTTACTATTAATTCATTTTGATATGGAACTAAAAAATCTATTTGAGCATTAGTTAAGTCTTTAGTATTAATATCGACATCAAAAAATTCAGTCATTGTTTGATTAGAATCAATAAGCATTAATTGATTTAAATTAACCCCTTGCACTGCCATCCTAACAACTGATGCCATGCCAGGTGGTAATTTTAATTCACCTGATATTATTCTAGGTATTATTTTATTAAAATAAATATCTGGCATATCTCTAGTTAAATCTCTTTTTTTAGGATTTTTTTCTTTATTAGCTATTAAATTATCACCTTCTAATAATAAAGAACCTTGCATATAAGAACCACCTATAACATCAAACACTTCATTTACATTTTCATTTATAGCGGCGTCCATTAAAGCTGTGCCTATTTGATTTTGAGGATCAGTGTGTTCTTCAACAACTTCTTTATTAAATATAGGTTTTTTAGTTTTTTGGTCAACTGTATAAAATTTAACTGGAGCTAATACTCTAATAATATGACCTTGGCCAGCAGCGCTACTGTCTCTTAGCATTTCAAAAAATACAAACATATCAGGGTTTACTTTGCCGTCAATTTTTATAGATTTTGAATAATCTTGTATTGTTATAAAAAAGTCTTTTAAAGCCTTTAATTTTTTTGCTTCGTTTTGTTTAAATTCTTTTGTTTTAAATTTTTTAAAAGCCTTTTCAGTAAATCTTCTATTTTCATTGTAAGTTGTTCTTTTAACATTTATAAGCTTAACACCTTTTGGTACTGGGCCAGCTGCTTCATTAAATTCGCCAACGCTTACGTACATAGATCTTTTGCTACCACCAGTTAAAGCTTTTTGTAATATTAATCTGTACTGTGGATATTTTGTTAAAAAATCTTTAACAACTCTATTTCTAGCTTGTCCAAACGTTTCTCTAGTTTCTTTATTGTAAATAGCATCTTTTACTCTAGTTTTAGAAGATCCAGGTATTAATTTTATATTATTATCTTTAGCTAAATTAGCTGGGCTTTTTCTGTAAGCATTTTTAACTTGTTTGCTAAACTTAATAGTAGGGTCTCTATCTATTTGCTTTGCTATTGTTGGTCTTTCTGTTCTAGCTTTTTCTTTACCAACTAAAAACTCTCTCTTTTCTTGTATAGCTGGATCTTGTATAGTTTCCATTGTAGCATCGAAACCAAGCTCTTCAGCTATAGACATTGCTAATTTATCTTTTCTGGTACCTAACGTAGAAGCTCCTCTTTCATAACCTAATTGGTTTTGCATGTCTGTTCCTAAAAAATAGGCATTTACTTTTTCATTACCAGGATATGGTTGTTTTTCAAATAATGTAGGCCCTGATGTTCTATTAGTATTTTTAGGTAGCTTACCTTGACTAACTAATTCATCAACTCTAGTAGGTGATATATTAGTTTCTTTAGCTTTTACAAATATTCTATTTTCATTAGGAATATTTCTTTCCATTTGAGTCAATGTCGATGTAGGTAAAAATTCGTATACAGATTCAAAGTTATTATCTAAGAAATTTTTATAATTATCTCTAGTACCTATCATATCTTGTATAGGCTTTTTTAATTCTGTTCTATATCTTTTTTGAAGTTCTTGTTTGAATTTTTTTGACTCAACATCAGGTAGTTTTGTGCCAAAAGTTTTAGTAACAGCTTGACGAACCCGATCCATCATCGGCTTGTCTAGCTTTAATTTTCTTCTTAGCTTAGAATATTCTTGATCTTTTGTTCTATTTAATGTAATTTCTTGTTGCTCTGCTGTGTCTTCAATATCAAAGCTTCTTTCACCATCTTTAGTAACATCAACTCTAAATTCTTGTTTAGTTTTAGCAGCTTCAATAGCTAAATCTTTAGCAGCATCTTTTCTACCAAAGCCAACATTAGACATTATAAACTCACCTAATGTAATAGGTTCTTTACTACCAGTTTTTCTAGTTGTTTGTGGATTAAAATTCATTAATCTGTCAGCAACATTATCTATAGTTTTTTCGGTTTGCTCTGGCGTTAGATTTAAACTTCTTATGTAGTTATTTACAGCTCCACCAGGTTGAGTAACAGAGCTATATATAGGATTAAATATTTTTCTATTTTGAAACTCAGCTTTTGTTTTAGCTGTTTTTTGCATTTTATTTATATCCTCAATTAACGAAGATCTTGAAAACTTTATGTCATCAGATTTTACTTCAGCTTTTGTTTCGCTAATAATACCAGTACTTAAAGCTCCTTTATGTATACTTTTATTATATTCTTTTAAAAAGTTAAATACATCTTTACCTGTTTCAAATTTTATTTTTTTAAATCCAGCAGCTCTAAGAATAGGTAAGAAAAAATCTGCTAATGGTTGAAATATACTTTCAGAATAAGTTATATCACCGTTAGCAATAGCATCAGAAGTTAACGTTATCCACTCGTCAGGATTATCTTGCATGTATTGATCAGTGTAGCCAGCATCTTTAACTCTTTGCTCTACAGAGTTCCATTGTTCTCCAATTTCATTTTTTAAATCTTGCCTAATGTTTTTAAATGCGTCAGGCTTATTTTTCATTTGTTTTCTTAGTATACCATGTAAAAGTTCATGATTACCTACGTTGACAGCTCTAGCTTGTCTAGCGACTTTTTTGTTTATTATTATTTTGTCATCTACTATAAAACCATCTGAGCTTGCTGCTTCTTCTCCATATTCATTTTTTATTTGCTCAGGCGTTAGAGTATCATCAACTTTTAATCCATATATAGAACTATGCTTTTTGGCAAACTCTAAATTTGATTTAAATTCTTTATCAGCAACTGTTTCTCTAACTTCTTTCGCAGTTTTTTTCTGAGCTCTAACATCTGAAGTTCTAGCGTCTACAGCTTCATATGGAGTTATAATTTCATTGATCTCGTTATTAATATTTTCTAATTTTTTTTCAGCGCCTATAACCTTAAAAACACCTGTCTTTTTTACATCTTGTTCTGCTTTAATTTTTCTTTTTTGTAAATCTACTAATTTTTTTCTGTCTTCTATGCCAGTTATTGTAGGATCTATTTGAGTTTCAAGCACAGCATCATTTTGTTTAGATTTAACAAAGTCAGAAAAGTTTTTATCTCCTTTTACTTTTACATCTATCTTGGCTAAATCTTCTGTTGATATATCAGGATCGTTTATTATATTATTTACCTCTTGTTTAGTTCTATTTTCGCCATTTATTGTATACTCACTTTTTTTAAAAGTTTGAGATACAATATCAGAAACTAAAGAAACGTCACCAATATCACCAATAGCCTCCAACGTTGCTTCGCCAAAATCAAGTTCTTGACCAGCCGCTGTTTGACCAGCTAATTCACCAACGAACGCACCGCCTGTTTCAGTAGCCGTTGTTACAGCTAATACTTTTGATGTTGATGATCCAGTTTTTGCTAAAGCAGACCCAAATCCTCTTGACAAACCTAAAGTAAAAGATTCAAAAGCTCCAATAGCAATACCTCTACCTACAGCTCGGTTTTTCATTCTTTTAATAGCATCAGGGTCGTTAAGTATATTTCTAATATTTTCTTCATTAAAATCATTTTCACCTAATTCTTCTTTAAACAGTTCTGTAAAAGTTAAAGCTGTTTCCATAGAACCAATTAAACCACCCATAGCGCCAGATATAGCACCTGTTATAGCGCCAGGTATAGCACCAGCACCGCCAATATATGGCGTTGAACTAGCTCCAATACCTGCACCAGCTCCCGCCCCAACAACAGCAGATGCTGCAGTTACTTCTCTAATTTCATCTGAATCAACAAAAGAGCCTATCATTGTAGCTATAGAGCTTGTTAGCATTTGCGGAAAAAAACCTGGATTTTCATATAAAGCTCCTAATGTGCCAAAAACTCCACCACCTAATTCTTGTTGTTTTTTCTGAAATAAAACTTGCTCTTGAGTAGGTCCTATTTCATCCATTTTATTAACAGCGTCAATCCAAGCTCTTATATCTTCATCAGTAACTTCATTACCACTTTTAAAAATAGTTAATGCTTCATCTGTAGTTTTTGCATTATTAAGACCTTGCTGCCAATTAATATATAAGTCTTCAAAAAATCCACCATCTGGCGGTATGTCATCAGTTTCAGTATATTTTATTGGTTTACTAAATAAATTATTTTTATTAGCAAAAGAAGCATAAACTTGTTTTTCTGTAGTATCAGCCTTGCCAGTTAATATTTTATTTGTTATATTTTCTTTATCATATATATTTGGTTTTTTAAGCTCATTGTTTTTTGCTTCTAAAGCATTCTTTTCGTCTTTGGTTAAATTTTCTTCATTAACAATTTCACCGTTTTGATCTGTGTAATAAGCTCCATCTTCATTTAAATTTATTATATTTTTTGATTGTATAGATTTTACTATTTTTTCTTTATTTTTTAATATTTTTTGAAAATCTAAACCTGAAGTAAAATTACTTTTATTAACTGATTGTGATTCCGAAGAAGTATCTACCAAAGATGATTCCGTATTTTCTTGTTGATTGTTTTGAGACGATTTTGTCTCGTTGACTTGTATTTGCTCCGTCTTCGTTTCCGTCGAGGAGCCTTCTTGCTTTCCCGGCTGAGGAATATTATTAAGATCTACAGTATTACCAAACTGGTCATACACTTGTTTATTATTTGTTTTTGCATTATTAAATAAATCAATTTTGTCGTTTTCGTTTTCGACAAAATATGGCTTTTCATTACCATCACTATCAGTGATAACATACATTTCTCTTTCCATAAACTGTTTCGTTAGTTACCCGTTAATATTATAATTGCATGCCAGGCTTATATGCTATAGCCTGAGGTGTGTATTGGTTCATTTTTTTATTTCTTTTTACAGCAGGGCTTAAGTTGTTATTAAAGTTTTGTTCTAAAGCTTTAGTATAATATTCTGCTAAATAATCTTTTAACATGTTTTCATCTTTTATCAAAGCTTCACTAATTTTTTTAGCATCAGCTTCAGTAATCTTACCATCTTTTGGTGTTGGGTCTTTTATTTGATCTGCTGTTATTCCTAAATCGGTATATGTTCCTTTCATTATAGCAGACTCTAAATCATTTTTAAATACTCTATTACCAAATATTTTATCGTTAGTTAGTGAGTACAAATTACCAGTTTCAACAACTTTATTTTTTATATTATCAAACTCTTTTTGATAATTAAAATCTGAGTTTTCAGAAGGTTGTATTTCTCCAGCTTGTCTTATTGTATCATCAAGTAAAACTTTCATTGTTTCAATACTAGATTTATCAACATTGTTAGAAGACAAGATATCATTTATTTCTTCTGCAGAAACAAAATCATTTGTTTCAGGATTAACATATCCCATTATATTATTTCTATTAGTAGGCATTATACTACTACTTATTATTGAGCTAAAAAACTTTGCGTTTTCATCACCTAATCTATCATACGCATTTGAACCAAACCTAGATGGATCATTTAATATAGTAGCCATATTTCTTTTTTGGCTATCATGAAAAACTTCAATATTAGCTCTTTCATTTAATCCTTCAATAATTCTATTTTGCTCTATTTTATTATCTTTTTGTTTAATATAATTTTCTTTTTTATTATCTAAATCCATGATTAAGCTATTTCTTTCAAACTCGTCATGCATGCCAGTTCTACTTAATTCATTTTTTATTATTTTAGATAAAGCTTCGTTATTGCTAGGCACTGATTGTGGCTTAGCTTCTCCTCCTTCTCTTTGTGTTTGTGGTATATATTGTGCCATAATTTAATTTTTAAATGCCTAAGCCAGTTGCTATTTCTCCAACGCCTTCAAATATTCCAGCTACAGCTTGATCTTTTGCTTGTTGAGTTGCCACTTGTTGTTGCTGAGCAAATTGCTGTTCGTTTTGCGCTAATTGAAATAATCCTTTTTGTTTATCCATTTCCATTTTTTGAGCAGCTTGCTCTCCTTGTGCTATCCTTGCTTGCATTTGTTCTTCACCCCTAGCTTCTGCGGTTTGTAATCTACCAGCTTCTTTAGCTGCCGCTAATTGATTTGCTGCTTCTTGAGTTCCTATACTAGCCGCTGATTGCTGTGCTGCTAACTGCCCTTGCCTCGCTAGTGTTTGTGCTAGTGCTGCTATACCGCTACCGCCAGCCGCTCCACGTAAACCTTGTAATATATTAGCTTGACTTTGTTGAAATTGTTGAGATTGAAACTCTGCTTGTTTTTGATTAACTGTCAAGTCTTCTAATGTGTTTTCTAAACCAGCGTATGGATTAGTTAAGTCTGCAAAAGGATTACTAGTATCTACATTAGAGTAAGCTTCTTTAGCTTTATTTAGTTCTTTTTGTGTTTTTTTTAAATCTTTTTCAGCAGCCTTATTAGCTTTATTAGCTTGAGACAAACCATATATACTTCCGCCTAACTGTAATATTGAACCTATCATATTATTAATTTTACTATTATATAATTACATTTTTTACTTATTATTTACTACTTTCATGTATTTCGCAAGCAACTGAAAATAATTCTGCTTTAGTTGTAGAGTCGTTAGCAAAAGTAACAGAAGCAAAATAACCAGTTAATGAAGCTACGTTTGGACCAAAGTTTTTAGCAAATAAAATAAAATCTGAAGTTGTTGGCGCTACTGTAGACTCACTTATTTCACAAGTTATAGTTGTTGTTTCTGTGCCATCGTCTAATGATGTTGTATTGTTTATAGATTTTACTTGACCCATTTGCACCACGTCGCTTTGACCAGCTGTAGTAAATCCGCCCGAACTACCTACGTTTCCTGCGTAATAAGCTGTATCTCCAACTTGTAAAGATGGATAATCTTTTCTTGATACTTGTATTGATATATCTGGCATAATTTATTATTTTAAATTGTAAAGAAAGTGTCTAAATTTATAGTCATTGTTACGCTTTTTGTTCCAAATCTTTTTACTATAACATCTGCTGTAAGAGAAGCTGTAGTTGAGCCATCTGCTGTATGAACAATATTAACTATCTCAATATGGTTACCATGATTAGCTGGCGTAGTGCTAGCGCTATCATAAGCTGAATTAGACCAACTAGAAGTTCCAGTGCTTGACCAAGTTATATTACTACCTTTACTAATTGCGCTACCATGAGTTAACTGATAATTAATTTGAAAAGTCTCTACTACAGTTTTAATATTACCTAACTGACCAGGAGTTTTATTTGGTCTACCAGTATAAACAATATCAGTAACTCTACCACTAGTACCACTAAAAGTACCAACTAGTGTTATTGTAGGATTTATATATTGATATATTATTGCTTGTGGCGCTGTTTGTGTTAGATTTGAATTTAATATAGTACCGTTTTTAGGTGTAACATTTATATGATATATTTCATTAGCGCTAGCCGCTGGAAACTCTTGTAAAAATTGATATGTAGCAAATAGTTGATTTGTATTATTAGAAGTTAAAGTTTTGTTTATACCTCTTATTAATCCAGCTGGAGTATGAATAATATCAGCATTTGCTAAGTTAGTATCTATTATAGAAGTATTATCACTGCTTTTAGTAATTGTTAAATCAAACTCAGCTCCAACATCGCCTACTATTTGTATTCTTTTTGTAGCTCCTTTAATAGATATTTCAGGCTCTCCATATATAATTTGTTTTATTTCTTTTGTAGAACTTAAATCAGCAACGCCATCATAGTTTATAAAAATTTTACAACTTAAACCACTTGGTATGCTAACATCACTAAATAACTTTAACATGTAATCTCTACTAACAACCTGTCCTTCACTATTACTTGATTGAACTGTGCTTGGTGTTAATAAGAAATTAGAACTACTTGGCGCATTTTCTATAGTAATAGTAGCATTATCATTAAAATGAAAATTACTATCAGCTGTTAATCGTATAGTAGCTAATACTATTGTGTTATTAGCATCTATTGTTCCAGATAAATTAGTTTGTTGAAGGCCAGTAGATACATCAAGGCTTGATTCAAATGATGGATTTTCTACTATAGTACCATTAGGTGTTAAGCTTGTTACAGAACCGTTTGTATTATTTGTAGTATTATCAACAAAGTCAATGCTAAAATCTATTGATCGCTTGTCATCTATTAAGTCAGCGTGCCCAGTTATCGGTAAGTTGATGTTGTTTAGCGTAGGTGACATTTGAAATAAAGCGGAAAAAGTAAATGTAACTAACACTGTATTATTTATTTCACCAGCTACGGCTGTATCAGTAAACGCTATGCTAGCAAACTGTCCAGGTAAAGTACCTGAGGCTGAAAAGTTAGAAGCTGAAACTACATAACCTGAATTTGGAGTTATAGTCATAGTTCCACCACTAATCATATTGCCAGCAAAAACAGCGTCTGTAGTTGCTTCTGTAAATGTAAATTCTGATACTGTATAGTTAAAAGCCATTTTTTAAATTTTATAAATTTTCTCCATCGGGACTAACCGCTTGTATTGTCACATTACTTTCTGTTTGTGTGTCTGTTGGATTTACTAAAGGAAAACCAATGCCTTGAACAGCTAGTTTTTCAAATTGATTATAGTCACTGCTAGTTGTTAAGCTTGTATTACTACCTCTAACATAATTATACCATTTGTTTTCTTTGTCAATAAATTCGCCTATAAAACCTTTTTCTAAATCAGTTTGTACACTGTCAACATGCCAACCATTTTTTGAAGATAGATTATAGTACTCACCATCAGTATAAGTGGCTGTATTTCCAGCAGCATCAGTAGCGCTTTGTTGTGTAAATTGATTTACTTTAGCTTGGCTTCCTTCATAGTTAATAGCTTTAAAAGCTTTTACGGAGCCTGGTTGTGTGTTAAATATAATTTCAACATTAGATTCATATTGTGAATTATAAAAATTATTTCTAAAAGCGGTGTCGCTATGATGCCTCCATATTGTATTGTCATTAATTGAATAATATCTATCTGTTATACTAACTGCAGTTAATGGAGTAAAAGATCTAAAGCTAATCCAGCCTTTAGCTGCTTCACTAAAAGCTATTGTTTTAGAATCAAATGAAGTTGTGTTTTGACCAAACTGATTAGTCTTATGTAATGTTAAATGATACTCGTCGTCTACACCATCAAATGAGCCTGATATATTAATGTGATATTTTAAATTTTCTCTAAAATAAGTTTTCATACCAGCGTCTGATATAGGTATTATGCCATTGTTTGATAATCTTAAAACAGCACCTCTTTGCTTGTCTGAAAAATACATTCTATAAGCATCAAGAGCTAAAGACTCTGGATTTTTAGAAATGCCATAATCTCCTGCAAATGGTATAGCCGTTCCTAAAACTTTACTAGTAGCAGTTAATTGAGCTTGACCATCAGCATTAAACAACGCATCTTTACCGCCTGACTGAACTCGTAACACCTTGTCTTCAGCAAAAACCACAACGTCATTATCTCTAGTTTTCATTGCTTGAATAGAACCGTAATCAGTATTTAAATCTTTTGTTATTTTTTCAGCCATGTTAAACTCATTTAAGTTATTAACACCTGATGTAGAGTTATATAAACCTGAAAATATCATACTACTAGTTTTGTTTTCTTCTCCATACTCTAAAAATGTAGAAGATACTTTAATACCATTGTCTATTTGCGGTGCGTTAAAGTCATCTCTTATTCTATCAGATTCAACGCCATTACCAAACGAATAACAATTAAACCAGCCTAACTCTACAGAATATTTCCATACTTGCTTTTCTATTTTAAAATATCCAGTGACGTCAATAAATGTAAAACTAGAACTACCTTCTGTAATTAAAGTTTGATTTAATTTAAATGAAGCGCCTTGAATACTTTCGACAAAAGTACCAGGCTTAACATTATCTCCAGTAACTTGCATGCCAACAGTTACATTGCTATAGTTAGCATCACTAAGACTTACCGTAATAAAAGGAGGAATATCTGTTACAACACTGTTTACGCCATCGCCTGTTAATGTATATCTATTTGATGGAACTAAAGCCGCTGTAACTACTGGAGACGTTGTTATTAATTTATAATGATCTAAAATTTTAGACTTAGTAACTAATCCATTTTTGTTTTCAAATCTTACAACATCACCTATGGCCGCACAAATACTATCAGAAACTCCATCGGTAACTATTGTTTGTAAATTAATTTCACCGCCACTAATAATTCTTTTAATATGTATACCATCGTCTCCTATAGCTTGATTAACAAATGGTTCACCAGTTAAGTTTACATTTACAATATTACTAACTGTAACTTGTCTATCTTCTACGCTAAAACCACTTGCTCTTTCTTTAACTTGATTTGCTCCAGTAAAAGCAATTATATTATCTTGTTTTAATCTAACTGGTATTGCTCCGCTAGCTTCATAATATATATCTAAGCCTGCGTCTTCTTTTGGTTCTGTCTCAAAACAAGCAGCGCTAGTACTTATTGAATCTTCTGATAAGCTACCAACAGAAACTTTTTCTACAAAGTCTATGGTCATACTTGTAAGGCCATTATGTTTTACGGTGCCTCTAGGATCCCATACTGTTGGGTCTAGTCCAGCGTATATTGGTTCACCATTAGCACCTAATCTTTTAAATCTTACTATTATTGAAGTTCTATCTACGTAATTACTAGTGCCATCGTTATCAAAGTTTGTGCTTTCTATAGTTATAGGCCCTGAAATAACTTCACCAGAGTTGCCTATAGGTTGCTCTTGAGCTGTCTCAACAAAATAAACTTCTTGATTTGGATCGTCTCTAAATCTAAATAAAGTTCCAGTAGTTTGCATTTTAGATTTAAAATAAGAATTAGCGCCACTAAATCTAGCAGGACCAATAATAGAAAAAACAAACTGACCTAAAGTACCATCTTCAAATGGTCCATTAGAAAGTCCTGGCGGGTTCCAATTAGTTACTTCGTCTACTGTATTAATAGGATTATAACCAAAATTAAAATCAGTTAAAGCATCCACGCCATTAGTTGTTTGTAAATTAAATCCACTCATAGCAGGAACATTATCTATAAATATATCAGCTGTTCTATTAGTGTTAGTGCTTAATAAAGTCCAAAAATTATCAGTAGCTGAACCACCTAGTTGGCTATTTAAATTTATAAAGTTAGGTAAATCATCAGTAGTTCCACCTATATTACTAGAAGTAAAGTCACCAATAGTTTCCCAACTGCTACTTTCATAAAGCATTGATGGATCAGAAGCATATTCGTTATCGTCTAACGCTGGATTAGTTGCTTCATCTGATATAAATGCAACTTCATAAGTATTTAAAACTTGATATTCACCTAAAGAATTACCTAAAACTCTATTTTCTAAAATACTATCTTTGGCTACTTTAACAAAAAACTTTCCATCAAATTGAGGTTTGTTTTCTACAACAGCATCTACAATTTGCAAAAAATATTTAAAATCATTGTTAGTGTCAGCCGTGGCTTGAGCTAAGGCACTAGCGTCAGGTAATTGAGTTAGTATACGTTGATACATGTTAACGTCACCTGAATTAAAGGCATCTCTAATATTTACTCCTCCTGAGTTACCATCTTCGTCTGCAAAAGCTCTAGATATGGTTTTAAGTGGACTTTTGGCTTCGTAGGTTGTGCCACCTGTTGTAAATTTAGCTACTATTCTAGCTTTAGGTATTCCTTTAAAATCCATATCTTTAACATTTCCATTTTCATCTAAAGGAAAAAATGTAGTTCTTATAGTTTTATTATCAACTAAAGAAACAGGAATAGCATCCGTAACGTCATTAGCAACTCCATTACCGTCATCATCACCATAAACATTTGCTTTGTTTATTTCTATTAAATCAAACTCTCTTTCATCAGTTTTAATAAAGTCAGGAGCTTCGTTTGATATAGCTAATATTCTATATCTAGCCTCTTCATCAACTGGTATTTGACTGCCATGTTCGTTTTTTAATATTAAATAAGTTTCTTCATCAACTTTATTTCTATCTGCTGAATTAAAAGCTAACCAAGCGTTGTTATCTCCAGCATCATAAACTCTGTCTAGTACTAAATTATAATATTCGTTTGAAGTTTCTTTAACATAGTACTTTATATATTCCATCCACTCTAGCTGCGTAGGATCTGAGTCTGTCCAACTTTGCTCTAATTTAAATTTATTTGAAAAGCTAGATAAGCTTTTTGATACTTTAGAAGTTCCAGGCATTAATTGCCCATCAGAAGTTTTGTAACCATTAGATATAACAGGTGTTTCTCTTCCGTATTTATCACCTATTACTATACCAAATTGGTATTCTCGTAATGACTTAATAGATTTTTTAGGATTTGGAAATAATACTTTTTTAGAAACTACAGTTTGCAATAAACCAATATTAGCTTCAACATTATAACCTTGCGTGTAATTACCGTAAACAACTCTATTGCTAGTTACATCTTGAGCTCTTGCAAATCTTGGAACATTATCAAAAGCTCTAAGGATTTGGTTTTGATCAACAACTCTATTTATCATTTCTGAAGTTATAGTAAACTCTCCAGTGTTACTTAAATCGCTGTTAGTAATCATATCGTTCCACTCTGTGTCAATACCTCTTTTTATACTTTTAACAATATAAACATTAGCGTCATCAGTAGTTTTCCATAATATATCTATAGTTTTAACGTCAAGTGGTCTAGTATAATTTGTAGGTAACCAGTCTCTAACTATTATTTCTCTAGCTGTATTAGCCATACCTTCATTAAAACCTTTGCTGGGCGTATATAAAAATTCACCAGGTAAAAAAGCTAGCTCTGAAAAAGGTGAAAAGCTAGAGTATTCGTTGTCTTCATATTGATATCTGTAAGCAAACCTACCAAATTTAGTTTCAAAAAAAGGTTGTTTTACTTCTAAATTAACAAGCCAATTAGTAACAGCTGTATTTGATGGTCCTTGTAAATCATTGTCTACAAACAAAAGTTCTACAGTTGACACACCATCAATTATTTCTAATATTTTAAGACGTATTGTAATAGGGTTAATTACATTAGATGCTTCAAAATTATAAACATCATCTACTCTAAAATCTATAATGTTAGGAAATGTAATATATTTAATATCTCCAGAAACAGGAACGATATCATTTTGAATAAAGTTAAATTGTATAGGAAAGTCTTGGTCTTGTCCTCTATCTAAATTATTAACTTCTATGCTAGGTGGAGACGTTGGCGCTTTTTTAATTACAGTTATATGTTCTTTTTTTACGTCACTAGATATTCCGTTTAACAAAGTATATTCAAACTCACTTATAATATTTAAATCATTAACAACAGGTTCGTTAACGCAAAGCTTGGTATGTGTTTTGCCATCTTGAGTAGATATTAAACTACTGCTAACATCGGTACCAGCTATTGATCTATCTATATTTATTTTTTTAGGTTCGTGTTTACCATCAGACCATAATAAAAGATTATCTAATATATTTATAGAAGCAGACGGTATTATATTTATAGTTTCAAAAATATCTCCTTTATAGTAATCAAACTCTAAAACTCTATTTGGATGTATAAATAAAAATACTACAGCATTATTTAAATCTGCTGTTTGTTGCTTTGCTAGTGTTATTACGTTATCACTTATTCTAATTATTTCAGCATATGGCTTTTCATCATCAGATAATAAATTATTACCATTAGTATCTCTAGCATAAATATTCATACCAACTCTATACTTACTACCATCAATAACAGTTATTTGAGTATAACCATTTGCTGGAGATGAAGGAAAAGTATTCATGGTATCTGCTTTAGTTCCAGTTACAGCAAACTTATCTATAAAAACCCATTTGTTTATATCAGCATCACCAACAGACTCAACTTCAACTATACTATCAACCCATTGTATTTCTGTCGCGCCTTCATAACCGGTTGTTATAGTTGCGTTAGTAATAGACTCAATACCTTCAATTGGAACTGGTGCTGCTGTAAAAAAGTAAACTTTATTATTACCTTCGTCTGCTACGCTACCTATTATTTTAGATTTATTACCACTGTAATCTTGAGTGCTAGAAGTTGTAGTTACTAATCTATTACCTTGTAAATTTTGAACAGTGCCAGCATTACCTATACCGTCATTAGTACCATCGGTGCTTGATATTTTAATATTTAAAGCATCTCTATATTGGCCATTAGGAACAATACGTTCATCAACGTCTTTGTTCATTTTACCTTGTGCAAAATTATTTTTAATCTCTGGCATAGTTATTTAATTTGCTTACCCATACCTTTTACTATCTGAGTAAATTCTTCTATCTTAATATTTGATAATCTAATCTTTGCTTTTCTAGTTTCAGCAAACTTTTCTTTTTTATATCTTTGTACAATATATTCAGGTATATTAGATCTACTAGAAAGCACGCCATACATTATATGTTTATAACAAGCTTCTTCACAAAACTTATGTATTACCATTTCAGCATCAGTGCCTAAGCCATCACTAACGTAATGTAATACTATTGTCTCTTCAGCTAACGCAGCGCCAAAATGTATTTTACCTCTTAAATTATCTATAAAAAAACTACCATTAATTTGAGAAGTTTCAGGATTTAAACCGTATCTTCTACCTTCAGTTGATATTTCTATATCAGAAGAATAGTTAATATCATATAATTGATAGTTTACTGGAGTTACATCTTGAAATTTAGTTAAAGTATCACTTGGTGTTTGTTCTGTTAAATTATCACCTGTAAACTGATATACGCCTTCTGCATTTTGAGTTATAGCAAAAGGATTAGACGTGTGCCTAGTTGGATATAAAACTCTTTCTAATCCATCAGATCCAATTCTTGCTATTTTTCTATAGTTAACATAATCTTGTGGTAATACCATAACTAATGTATTAGGCACTTCTATTTCTTGAGACTTAAAAGATTTTAACACGTCGTATGATAATTCTTGTAAAGCTCTCATCGCGTGAAATTGTACGTCTGTTCTATTAACTTTAGATATTATTTTGTTTTCACCAACATAAATATACATAAAATTAGTTATAATAGTATCAAGATTAATAAATTGATAATTTCCAAAATCACTACCTGAGTAATAAGTGCTTTGAGTTGTTGATCCTAGTAATCCCATAATTAACTATTTTGTTCTTGGTTAGTCATTTGTATAGACGCTCCACCTGCTTGTTGAGCATCTGGTTGCTTTATTGTAAATCCTGCTAGCATTAATATTCTTGAAACTAATGGCTCTTCTTCTGAAGTTGATAACTCAAAATCAATACTTGTGTTAGAGTTGTATAAAGCTTTTTCATTTAAAACAACGTAATTCCAGCTTGGGGTTGCAGGCTCTTTATAATAATCAAAAACAACAGTAGTGTTAGAATTACCACTAGCACCTCCGTCTGTAATTTTTATAGTTGTAGCGCTATCTCTAATATAAACTGGCCTTGATACTGTTGGTTTTAATTTGCTATTAACACTATTACCAAGCGCTAATATATATTCAAGTTCTTTTCTATTAACTTCTTCTGCTACATACAAACCTAACTGAACTGTTATTATTTTATAAAGATCAGTTGGTAATGTATAAACTCCTTGATTATCAGATGTTGTACCACCAGCTGATTTTAAAAAAGGAGATAATTTAGCTTCAATCATTTCTAATTTATCTGTATACTGATCGTCATCTTTTATTTTAGCATTTGAGTTTCTTGCTTGATGAAAATAATTTTCATATATTTCATTTTGAGCTCTATCTGCTAATAAATTAAATTCTTGTGGTGTTAAGTAGCCTCTTTGCTCTTTGTTAAGTAATGCTAAAACTTTTTGATATACTCTGTTTATATTTACTGCCATTGTCTTTTATTTTACTATTATATAGTTACATAATAAAGTGAAAGGTTAGTATCTAAATAAAAATAGCCACCCGTAATGAGTGGCTATTAATATTAGTTAATTGTTATTATATTAACCTTTTTTCTATATTTGAGTATATCTCCATACCTTCATCAGTTTTAAACCAATGTGCTAACGCTGTATATGGATGTTCTTCAAAAGGAACAGTCATTAACTTTCTATTAGTTGATGCCCACATAAAATATCTTTGATCAGTTGATAATTTTATTATTCCTTCTTCAACAGCTCTAATTCCAAAGTTTCTAAGTTGAACATTTTCGTCATTAGCAAGCTCTAAAAATAAAGATGGGTTTTGTCTAGCAAATAACAACAAATCTCTTTTTAATTCTTTTGAACTTAACTTATTTACCTCGGATCCTTTTTCAACTCTCATAATAGCTTCTGCCATATTAATATCTATTTGTCTAGCCATTAATATTGCATCGGCTTCCATTTCTAATCTATCAATTTGGTATTCAGCTATTTCAACTGGCTTGTATTCGTAAAAAATTTTTTTATTATGTGGATGATATAAAGATAAAAACTTTTGAAGTGTTACTTTTTCTTTTGGTACAAACAAACTACCGCTTCTAAAAACAATATGCTCTAATCTTTGCTCACCTTGCATTTCATCAACAAATACAGTTCTTTGATTTTGACAATATTTTATTTCTCTTTCGTAACCTTTTTCTTTATCAAACCAAAATAAATTTGAAGCTCTAACTGTATAAGACAATGGTTTTTTATTACCTTTTAAATAGTAAATTCTATCTTTTACTTCCCAGCTATTTTTTGGTTTAGCTTTTATTTTAGGAGCTTCAACCTTTGGTTGTTCTTTTACAACCGGCTGTTCTTTAACAGCTATTGTTTCTTTAACTATAGGCTCTTCAACCTTAGTTGTTTCTTTTTTCTTTGCCATAATATAATATATAATATAATTAATAAAAATATAAGGGCGATACTAGACCGCCCTTATAAATAAATAGTCTTACTTCATTAACATAAAGTTGTTTGCACCTTGAGTGATTAAACATCTTTCTGATAAGAAGTGTAACTGCATTGCATCAAGCGCTGATGTGGCAGCTCCAACAGAACCAGTTGTCCAAGTTTTCATTCTTCGGTCATCTGTTGCAGAAGCTCTAAATCTAACGTGCAAGAAAGGTCTCTTCATGTTTTTACCCATTTGTTGGTCATAAACAGTAGAAACTCCAGCAGGTATCATAACACCTCTAATAGCCTCAGCACCAGCAGCATCATTAATACCACCTCTTGTAGCTTTGTCATTTAAGTATCTAAAGTCAGACTTGTAGAAGTCGTAAGAACCTCTTCGGAAACCTGAGAAACCTAAATTTAACGCCATATCTTCGTCGTTGTCAAATACCCCGTAAGAAGTACCTCCAGCTCCGTAAGAGTTCATTGAAGCTAACATGTCATCAATAGCTAAACTAGTTGATCTATTAATAAACATCATGTATTCTTCAATAGCACCTTGTTTATCAAACTCAGCTAATATAGCATCAAATTCAGCTAAATCAGTAGCAGCGTTAACACCAGTAACACCAGTAGTAACATTACCTCTTGATTCAATAGCAGCAAATAAACCTTCAGTACCAACGTTTCCTGCACCAGCAGCAGAACCATCTACAAGAGCGCTACCGTCAATAGTAGAATCAGCTAAGTTTAACTCAGCTTCTAACATTGCCATTTCTAAGTAGTCATTAAATCTAGCTCTTGTGTCAGCTTCAGCTTTCAAGTACCATAAGTAGCCTGATTGCCCCATTTCAGTTGATACTTCTACCCAACCAATTCTTGAAGCGTCTGATCCAGATACTTCGTAATAATCTTTCATTATAATTGGTTTGTTAGTAAAAGTTGTAAACTGAGGCTCGTTAGATCCTCTTGTGTCAGTTGCAGAACCATCACCAGCAGTAAGATAACTCATACCTTTACCGTATTCAGAACCATAAACTAAAATAGTAGTAGTTTTTGATCCACCAGTTGTTGATAGTCCAGCAGTATTTAAAGAAGCGTGAGAATATGGTTGTACGTCAATAATATCAGTAGCAACAGCTTCTACTATACATCTAACAACTCCTTCAGAGTTAGCAACGATAATTGTATCGTTTACTCTAATTGGAAGACTACCAGATGTAACAGCTCTATCGTCGATATCTGTTTCTAATTGTATTTGACCACCTGATGCTGTACCACCAGCATTTGATTCAACGTGCCCTTTAAATGAAAGGTGTAATCTACCTTGTTCTGACCAAATTACTTGGTCTGAGGTCATAGCCTCTTCTGCTCCAACTTGATTTAAAAAACCTGAAATAGTTCTTGGTCCAAAAACTTCAGCTTCTTTTTCCATTAAGTCAGGCAGGTATTGTTGCGCCCAACCAGCAGTGGCTGTCGCTGTAAAATCGATGTAATTTGTGTTTAGTGTTTGCTTTATAGCAGATGGAACACTATTCAAATTACTTCCTCCTGTAATTGCCATAATTAATTTGTTTTAAATTGTTTAACTTTTCTTTCTAATTTTAAATGATCTGTTTTTAATATCAGAAGAAGATTGACCTAGCGCCCTAACTTTAATACCACCAACGTTTACTTCGCCATGAGTTTTTCTAGGATTTAAATCAATATTTTTAGTTTTAGCAACAGTGTCTTTAATAGCATCTGCTTTGCCTTGTTCATAAAAATGTTTAGCAATAGCGTCTGCGTTCATAGCTGTAAATAAAGATTTATGATAACCCGCAGTGTCTTCAATAGACGTGTTGTCTTTACTAGTAAACTTACTAACAAAATTATTAATATCACTTTGAGTTTCTTTTACTTTATTAACATCTTTAATATTAAACCTATATTTTTTATCTCCGACATTATATTCAAAACCTTTGAAATTTTGCCCAAAGAAACTATCGGTTTTATTTAAAAACGTTCTTTTGCTTTTTGTAGCTTCTTCTTTTTGTTTTTCAGATTCATTATAGAAATTAATAGCCTTTTGTTGTTCTTCTGTAAGTTTACTTCCAGCTTTAATTTCTTCATAATATTTAGACTTTTGCCTGTCTAAGTAGGCTCTAGCCTCGGCAACTTGCTCTTTGAGGGCTATTTTCTTTTTACGTATAGTTTTTTCATCATCTATTTCTTCATCAACACCAAACGTATCTTCTAATAAAAAGTTTCTTTCTTCTGCTGTTAAATGAGATTTAGTTGTTTTATAATACTCATCTAGTACATCAGAGTCGTCTAGCTTAGAAACATCTCTATTTAAATTTACGTAGTCTTGTATATCACCACCTGTTTCATCTATAAAATCTACAAGCTTTTGTATGTTTTCAGGTAGTGGCTTTCCAGTAGCTACAGCTTCTTCAACAGCTTCTTCAACAGCTTCTTCAACAGCTTCTGCAACTTCTTCTATTTTTTCTTCTTCAGTAACTTCTTCCATAACTGGAGTTTCAGTCACTTCTTCTACAGTTTCTTCTTGTTTTTCTTCTACGTTTTCTTTTTGTTCTTCAACCACTTCTTTTTTTTCTGGAGGTGGTTTACTTAAATCTACTTTAATAACGCTTGGATCATCAGCGCTATCAAATTTAGTTTCGTCTATAGCTTCTTCTATAGCTTCATCTAATGGTTGTTCATTTTGTTCTTCAGTTGTTTGCTCAACAACTTCTTCGTTTAGTTCTTCCATAATAAAATTTTATAAAATATTAAAAATTAGAGATCAAATCTTTCCATATTTGCACCTCCACTAAGTATATCATTACCTGATGATTCAAATTTATTAAGTGAATCACCCTGCTTTCTTTGCTCAATCATTTCTTTTTGAGCATTTGTTTGCATGTTTATTCTTGCGTCTTTTCTATCTTCTCTTTTAGCTTCTATTTCTTTACTTGAATCACCTCTCATTTTTTCTAGTTGAGAGTTTAATTCAAACTCAAACTGCATTAATTCTTTTTTGTTTTGAACTTCTTGTTGTAAGTATTGTATTTTTAATTGATTTTTGATTTGCTCTAACTGAGCTTCAGCTTGAGTTTTAGCTTGAGCTTTTTGTGCTTCTGCTTGAGCTGCTGCTTGTTGCTGTTGAGCATTTGCTTCGGCTTGAGCTTTAATATTTTCTTGCTGCATTTTTTGATCGTTAACTATTTTAGCCTTACGTTTTATTTTTAATAGTTGATTAGCAAGCTTTACATTTCTTACGTTACGCAAATCAATAGCATCGTCTAAATCTATTGTTTTTTGGCCTAATGCAACTTGTATGTTATTTTCTAACATAGCTTTTTCTTCGTCATCTGGCATTAATTCTATAAATATACCAAAATCATATAAATGTAAGTTCTTCATTTCGTCTAACGTTGCCACATTGTGAGAACCTAACGCTCTTATAAAAGCGTCTTTTGTTGGTGAATATTCTATTATATCAGCTATACGTAAAGATAAACATTCAGCTAGTTCTGCTGTTATGAATAACATAGACTGTAATAAATGTCTTGTTGCTGTATTTGAATTTGCAGCTGCTAACTTTTGTACGCCAACTAAAGCGTTTTTGTCTGGCATACTACCATCTCTAGCTTCATTAAGCCCAGTAGTATCTCTTATCATTTGTAAATAATAATTATATGTAGATATTAAACTTTGTAGCTTACCACCGTTTACATTATTACTTATTTGCTGTATTGGAACTTTTCCAGGATTAGGATTACCGTCTTGCGTAAAGCTTCTACCTATAACACTACCTGTTTGAAAAAACATATTCAAAGCTTCTTGTGGATTATAGTTTGTTCCATTACCTAAATCTATTTCAGCTAAACCATCAGCGTCTAAGTAAACACCGTCTGGTACCATACGAGCCATTACTTGTTGTAGCTTTAAATGTGTGAGTTGTATCATATCAGCAAAGCTAGTTATTCTACTAACTAAACTTTCTATTCTACCTTCATATAATCTAGGAGCTACTATTTGGTAATTCATTTTAACATTACTAAAATCAGAATCTGTTCTCATCATATTAGGACACATTCTCCATTTTAACAAAGTATCAGCACCTATAACATAAACGCCTTCGTATAAAACTTCTACAACTCTTTCTAATTTTTCAAAATCGCCTTCTTTATTTTCAGGTGGATTAAAAGTATCATCTTTTTCTATAACTTTTTCACCACCAGCAGCATTTGTTTTTAATTTAAAAACATTATTCATGTGTGTTTTATAGTTAAAGTATAACACTTGAACTTTGTTTTTATCTCTGTTTGTTACATAATCTAAAGGATATGCATACTTATCAACTAAATCTTTTATATCTTCTTCAGTTAATTCTGGAAACTCTTTCACTAATTCGTTTATTGGTAATTCTTTTACTTCGCCAACATAGTATATGTCATCAAAATAAGGTGATTCTGTATGAGAGTATACTAGATCTGTAGGATCTACATATTTAGCTTTAGCGCCATTGCTAAAATCAAATGTAGTTTTAGTTGCACCAATACCTAATACTGTTAAATCATAAAGTACTCTACGTCTAATTAAATCGTAATCACTTTTTTCTAACAACATATTTATAGCTTGTTCTTCTGCTAATTCTACAGCTTGCTTGTAATCTAACTGCATGTGCAGTGCAAGTTCATCTTCGTTTTGTGGCGCTGTCTCTTGGTTATTTTCATACAAGTCTACTTCAAAAGTACGCAAAGCCACATCGTTAAACTTTTTGGCTTCTATATCTCTTAATATAGACTCCATGTATTTAGTTCTTTTATCTACACCAAACTGATCTTGTGAAAAGCAATTTATTTCGTAGCTTCTTTGAGCCATGCCATTAACAACAATATCTACAAACTTAGGTATAATAGGCACTGGCTTCCAGTCTAAGTTTAAATAAGACAAATCGCCGTTAATTGATAATTCATTTTTATATTTTTGTATTGGCTGTTCGCCTCTAGCGTATAATCTAAGGTTATGAAAATTATTTTTATAACTATTATATTTTGATGTAGTTCCTGAAAACCACTCGTGCCTTATTGCTCTTGCTACTTTTAAGCCGTAATCTTCACTTAGCTTTTCTAAATCACTAACTGCTTGTGATGGAAAATGTATAGAGTGTTCTTGTCTCATATATTATTTTTAATTATCTGTGATGAAAATCCTTTATTATTATATTTAGATATATTTAAATTTAATGGTTGTCTTTTTTGTTTTGGGTTTGGTCGGTACAAATGTCTATTGCAAGCCATAATAGCTAAGCCAGAGCTTATTGAGGCGTCATGCCTAGTTCTTCTATTTATATCAAACTTTGACCAATCATTTAACGTACTGTTAAAATACATTGTTCCATAAGTTCCGTCTTTTAATAAACCAACGTGATCGTTGATGTACATTTCAATAGCAGCCGCATGAGCTTGCTTTATGTCTTCGCTAGAGTTTGGTATACCACCTACTTCTTTTTCTGCAACAGATAATTTATTCCACGTTTTATCTGGTCTGTTCATGCTAAACGCTCTATACCCTCTTCTTCTTAAGTAGTATAATAATCTTGGTTTATTATTTTCTGCAAGTATTGGCATGCCATAAAATACCAACGCCATTAAAACATCTTCAAAAAATATCTCAGCTGTTTGTGGTCTTGCTATGTATTCAAGAAAAAAAGTATTAGCTGGAGCATCTTCCATTGAAAACTTTGTCAATCCATGCAAAGCACCTTTTGATCCTCGTTTATCTACTGTTCCAGATATGTCATACGAGTCACAACCAAATGCACCTATGTGTTCGTTACCTGGATGTTTTACGCCATTTTTTAATATAACGTTATTTTGTAATTTACTTCCTGGCACCCAACTAATATTAAATCTACCGTTAGGATCTGGATTAAAAGTTACCATAGTATCTTTTTTACCATTTAACCATTGAAAGTTACCTGGCGTTATTACCGAAGAGTTTCTGTTACCTTCGTTATAATCTATTTGCTCGTATATTTTTATAAGATTAAATAAACTATTTTTTGTTTCATCTCTAAACGCATGCTCTTCAGTTCTTGGAAACTGTCTGTAAAATTCGTTTAAAGCATCTTGATCATCTTTCAAGCCTTCAGCTTCGTTTTCCCAATGATCTATAACGCCTTGGTCTATTACCAACCCATGTGGATCTTGCCTATCTTGTTTAGGTGTGTTAAATACTGGCTGACCGTACTCATCAATAAATCCTTCGTAATTCCACTCCATTGGTATAAATAAAGAATATAAACCTGATTTAGTTTGTCCATTACGATTACGTTTTGTTACATCAGAATTATTATATAAGTCTTTAAAATTATCGCCACCTTTTTCTAACGAATTACTAGTGCTACCCATCATACACTTACCAACTACTCTACTACCTAAACGTAAACAAGTTTTTGTAACTCTCCAGTTGTTTCTTATATTATCAGGTCTTTCCCACTTACCACTTTCATCGTGAACTAATAAGTTTAACTTTTCACCATCATAACTATTATCACCTGTATTTTTCCAGTCTATAGTTGTATCTAATCCTTCAACATCATCCATCTCTTCACGCTCACGTATTTTTTTACGCGTAAACTTTTTAGCTGGCACTCTATATGCAAGTTCAGACTTTGGTCGGTCCATGCCGTCTTGTATTGGTTTAAAGAAAAACGGATAGTTAAGACTTATTGGCACAACTTTATCTGTAAACATTTTCTTTGCATCAGCACCAGTCTTAGATAATATACCGAATCTACTATCACTAGCTAGCGTTGCTAGATTAACTGTTTCAGCTGAACTCATAAAAGAAAAACCAGAACGTCTATTTTTTAAATAACACATTCCGTAACTTCTTTTATCTGCTTTACAAGCTTCCCAAAATATAAAGAATAACCTGTTAGCTTCTCTATAGTCTGGTGCACCTACGTCTATTTTACTCCATTGTAAGTACATATAGTGTGTACCTGTTATATAGGTTGGTTTACCGTTATTCATAAACCAAAAACCTTGTTCTCTTCTTTTAAACTCTTCGTCTATATATTCGTAATGATCTTGTTTAAAATCATCTGGATAATCTTGCCAGTCAAATACAGTTTTAATTTTTTTAAAAGCAGGATTAGCTGGAAACTGTTTCCATTTTTGTCCTGCCTTGTCTTTACTACAACTATATATTTCTTTAGGTTGTTTAGGTAAAGCTATTTGCAAGCCTTGTATTTCTATAACTTCACCAACAGTTCCAGTCTTAGATATAACAATTACATCATTTTCTTTGTTATATCCATATTCCCACTTCTTGCTTCTGTTTAATCTTTTAATAGTATTTTCTCTTATTGGTTCTACTATTTTGTATAAGTTTTGTTGATATTTCATTTTGATCTACCTTCTGCAAAACCTTTAAACTTAGCTTCTTTTTTTTCTTCAACTTTACCTTCTAGCATATTTTCTTCTTCATTTATACGATTAAGTATTTCAAAAGCGTCGAATATAGCTAGTTTTTTTGTAGCCGCTGCATTTTTTAATCTGTCAGCTGATATATCATCATCACTATCAACTATAGGTTCTTTTGCTACTTTAATTAATTCTTCAACCGCTTTTTGCCCAGCTTGGATTATATTCTTCTTCGTTTCCTTGATATTCATATTTAATTGTAATAAATTTATTCATAACTCTATATAATCTTTCTCCGTTTATAACAAACTCATATTCACTATTAGGCGTAAAACCAACTAATGTATTTATATCAAAAGTGGTATCTGTATATTTTACAACACCAACTAGTGGCTGTTCTATATTTGTAGATAATTTATTATTTGATTTTATTGGCTTTACAAAACTATAGCCAGGCATAGCTTTGTTGTTATATAAATATATTTGATCTTGAGATATTATATACTTATCTTCTTTCCAATACGATCTACTATTACGCTCAACTCCTTTCATGTCATGCCATCTTCTAAACACGTTGTGATGTACTATTACTTCATCACCTACTTTAACAGGTGATTGAAATAATAGTGGAGTAGCGATTACTTTTGCTAATCTATTTATATATTGATGATTAAATATTTCAGTATTAAGTATTAGTTCTTTGTCATCGACTCGTATACTGTTATTATACCTATCACCAATAGGCTTGATAATAAAATCTTTGTAAGCAGCATTCATTAATATTCTAAGTTATACTCAACTGATATAGCCATATTTTTATTAAAATCTTTCCAAGGTATAACAACTTTGTCTTTTCTAATATAAATAGAATACTTATCTTCCTCTTCTATTATGTCACATATTTTATGACCACCATAAACTTCTTGATCAACGGCATAATGCATTGAGTCGTTTTTGTAATCCTTACCTATAGTAATTTTTCTTATAATGTTATTTTTCATCTTTTTTTCTATTAATAGTTCCATCTGCTATATTAACATCATAAGTGCCATACTCTTTAGACAACATATCTTGCATATCAATAATGCGCTTTTGCGTAATAGATAATTCGTGAAGCAAGTTATGTTTTTGTCCTTCTAACTTACCTATATTATATTGTAAGTTATTTGTTATATTTAATACACCTTGTAATTCTTCTAGATGCTTATCTGATATTTTATCAACCTTAGGTTTAAGGTCAACTATTTTTTCTTTTTTCATATTTAATTTAATTTAATTTATAATTTATAATGCGTATTTTGAACTTAAATAATTGTTTACATTATTAAACTGCTCGTCAGTTAAAACTTGAGTATACATAATTATTTCTGCTATCTCGCCATTAAATTGCCTACCAGTACCATGGCCAAATCCACTACCTATAGTAAATTCTATAAAAGAACTGTTTACAGTTAAAACTTTATCTTGTATACTAAAATCAGTTGTTGTTGTAGCTAAAACACTACCATTTTTATATATACGTTGTTGAGGCCCACTATCTGATCTTAAAGCCCAGTATTCAAAATTTGAATTAGGCCAAGCTGTATTAGAGTCTATAACAGTACTATCAGTGTTAGTGTAAGTAAAATGATATTTTATATGATCATCACCTGCATCACAAGCCCAACCAGCTGATTTTCTAAGTGGATCTTGAAACGCAAAAACAAATTCATCGTCAATATGACTAGATCCAGCTATTGTTGCTTGACCAGATTTATAAACAACAAACGCTGTAAACTTATCAGTGTCAAGATTAACTAAAGACATTTGATCTGTTGCTACATTACCTGTGCTTTTATTAGATTCAAGATAATCTCCACCAGCTAAAAAATTCATAGTGTTTAAACCATTTACTCTAGAAAAAGCAATTGTTGGCTGTTTGCTACTAGTAGCCTGGGCTACAAACTCATTTATTCTAAAGTTAGAAGCAAATGCCGCGGCTTTGTTTGTTACTTTTGATATATTTTCTCCATCACTAGGTGTTGCAAAACCGCCACTACCATCATCTTTAAATACTGTTGTTATATCAGTAAAATCAAACCATGCCATTAAGCCAGTTATTTGCTCTGGAGAAAATGTGTCAAGTGATCCAATACTTCCTGTTAACGAACTACTTAATCCTAACATTACTCTCCAAAATAACAGATTATACCATTATCATTAGCAGCGTTCATTGTTACTGAAGTAAATCTACCATATATTGTAACTCCTTTAGGAAAAGTAACACTAGTATCTATTACAACGCTATTATTAGCTGTATTTGCAGTAGTTCCTGTACCAAAATAAGCGTCAACACCGTAAACTTGCTCTGGCACTAAAGCCGATAAAGCTATATTATCTAAAAAAGTAATAGCTACAATAACTTTACCAGTTGGAGGAGTTAAAGCACTTGAGCCAGCTTGTAAGTGGCCGCTACCTAATTGGCCAAAGCCATAAGAGACTTCTGTTGAATTTATTCCCATAATTATTTATTTTTATTTTGTTCTTGATTCTTTTTAGACGATCCGCCG